TTGAGTTCTATGAAGAGAATGATGAATGTCCAACATGTAAACAAGGGTTAGATGAAGAGCATAAAAAGGAACACCTCGAATCAAAGACTAAGAAGGCAACGGAGATTGCACATGCACTCCAACAGATTGAAGATGGAGTCGGGGCTGCTTCAAAACGAATCATCGAAATCAGTGATATCCAAACCGACATCGACAATATTCAAAGACAAGTAGGTCTACATCAAACTGAAATCTTATCCAATCAAAAGTACATTCAAAAAATCAATGGTGAAATTGAAGAATTAAAAATCGAATCCGATGGTGGTACAGATGTACATGAGAGAATAACCAAAGGTGAAGATGAGTTAGATGTTCTGCATACTAAACACAAAGCTTTAGTGGACAGAACTCACTACTATGACATTGCAACAACTCTACTTAGAGACCAAGGTGTAAAGGAAAAGTTTATTAAGCAGTATGTTCCTATTATGAATAAGCTTATTAATAAGTATCTTGCACAGTTAGAGTTTTATGTTGGGTTTGAGTTAGATGAATCATTTGACGAAACAATTAAATCAAGATTCAGAGACGTATTCAAATACGAAAACTTTTCACAGGGTGAGAAGATGAGAATCGACCTTGCACTTCTATTCACATGGAGAAGTGTAGCAAGAATGAAGAACAGTGTGAACACCAATTTACTAATCCTAGACGAAGTCTTTGACTCATCTTTAGATGTTGCTGGTACAGATGAATTTTTAAAGCTGTTAAACACCTTGACAGATGGAGTAAATGCATTTATCATTAGTCATAAAGGTGATACATTATATGATAAGTTCAGTAATGTATTAAGATTCGAGAAACATAAAAACTTCTCTAGACTGGCAGATTAGGATAAATAGTATTATGAAATCATTCTCACAACTACTCGACCCAAAACTGGAAGATATCAAATTAGATATCCCAACACTCGATGAAGCATTAGAAGTAAAAGACTTGCCTTCAGAAGTAACCGATGGATTGACCATTGAGAAACATAAGAAATCTAATAGTAAGACTACAGTTTTTGTTGTTAAGACACAAGACAGAGATGGTGATAGAGACGAGGTAGAAAAGAAGTTACGGAATGCAGACATTCATGCCGAGGTAAAGGGAAGTTCACTATCAAGTTTTGACCCTATCTTCATCCCATCATTGAATGGAGACCGTGCAATCATCATGTTTAAACCTAAGAGTGGTGGCATGAATGAGACAACACTAAACTCAAGTATCACAGAGTTGTTCCCTTGTATTGCATGGGAGAAAGGCTACAAACCTAGTTCAGTTTCATCATTCTATGAGTGGATACTTGAACAGAATGTAGATAAATTAAAGTGTGTAGGTAGTTCAGATAAACAATCTGCAAAGGACTTCATTGCACAAGCAGAAGACTCATCCAAGTTTCAAGAGAAAGTAGAGAATGCAATAGGTATTACAAAGTATATCTATGATGAAATGAAAGCGAAGTCAATCAAGAATGTTTTTTGGGGATACCGTGCAAAACCAGCTGGTGTTCCATCCAAACATCCAGGCGACATCTTCCTTCAGTTTACGGATGGTGCAATCTTAGGAACCTCTCTTAAAGCAGGTGGTAAGAAAACTTCAGAACCTAAACTCAACACATACGTAAACCCAATCTTCCAAGCATTTAAAGAGGGGAATCAAGTACCTAAGTTATCTGCAAAGTTACACAAAGAAGTGTTCTCTAAGATTGAGGGTATGCCTTCTGCAAAAACCTATGACAGTAAAGATAGAAAGATTACCCAACAAGTCCTAAAGGATTTTGATAAGAATAATAATGGTAAGTACGAACAGTACTATAACGAACACTTAGAGATAGTCAGACAAGCACTGATAGACCTATTCAATAAGAATGGTAAACAGGGTGGTAAATCATTTGACTATATAAAGAAAGAGATTTTACGTGAAGCCCCAGGCGTACCAACTAAAGTAATTAAGGGTATCGGTTCTACGTATGAACAGGTTACAGATGATGATGAACTCGGAGTATTTTTACCAGTAGTTAAGTTCATTAAAGCAGAAGCTTCTAAATCATCGAAACAGAATTGGTTCCTACACCTTGCATCGAAAGATACAACGTACACCATGCAGATGTCAGTGAGGACTAACAAAGCAGGACATGCTGGACTTAAGAAACTCGGACAATTTTATAACCTCGCCGTAAAATATAACGGCCTACTAAAGAAGTAATTATGTATCAATTGATAGAAGAAGCCAGTAAGGTTTTAAGAACCCCACCCCTCGTATTTGATTTCGAAAATCGTACCGATGCTGAAGAGATTGAAAAATCTTTAACAGAAGCAATGGAAAGGTTTGGTGGAATCGGTCTAAGTGCAAACCAAGTAGGATTGGATGCAAGAGTTTTTGTAATGAAATCTCAAGACCAAGGGATAGTTGCATTTTTCAATCCCGAAATAACAAAGGTATCACAAGAGACCGACTTGATGAAAGAAGGGTGCTTATCGTTCCCCGATATATACCTTATGATAAAACGTGCAAAGTTGATTGAGTTGAAGTATCAGAATGCACAGGGTGAAGATAAAGTGGTCAGTCTAGAAGGTCTTGCCTCTAGATGTGTCCAACATGAAGTTGACCATCTAAATGGTATCATCTTCCTACAACGTGCATCTAGATTGAAGTTAGATAGAGCATTGAAGTCACGTCCCAAAGAACGTGCAAAGAGAATAAAATATGAAGAACGACAAGCATTTGCAAAGTACATCCAAAACAGTGCTGCAGCCAATAGTGATTCCCAACCTTCTGAGTCAGAAGGACAGTCTGAGTCTAATACACTATCATCTACAGCATAAACACTTAAGAACAGTTGGTGACGGTTCTGATTATCGTGCCATAGACTTTTGTCACATAAAGACACCATGGGTTCGTGATATCTTTAGACGTTCTGCACAGGCATGTACATCCCACATCTTTAAAGAAACAGGACAACATTTCTATCCCGAAATGTTAGCACTCAATGAATGGGACATAGGTGGAGTTCAGAAACCACACTTTGATACCTATTCCAACTCAGAAATCAATGAGGGTGCTGTCCCCCAAGAAGGAAACTCTAGGGAATGGACGTGTATTCTATATCTAAATGACAATTATAACGGTGGACAGACCTACTTTCCACCCAGTGAGACCTTCCCAATAGGCCATGAGCACCCACCACAGGCGGGTGAGGGACTTCTTTTTCAAGGTCTATACCTTGAACATGGGGTTGAGACAGTAAGAAGAGGCCCAAGACACACCATATCCATGTGGTTCACAGACATCGAAGACAGAATTATCCCCGATTCACCCATCGAACTAGACCAAAACCAACACCAAATCCACAGACAAAACTCCTACACCCCCCGCTAATCAGGCCTTGACAATGCCCTAAGCTTTTTGATATACTATGTGTATATTATGAAAAAGGATGAGGGATGAAGTACCTAAAAGAGATTACGGACTGGACTGAGTCAAAGACTACAGTTCCAAACCATACTTACATAGTCAACGATGCTGGACAACTAGTTGGATACATCAAGACTGGAACCAAAGAAGAAATCATCTTCAAATCTCCAATGAAACAATTCTCTAAATCAAGGAGAAAATTTATTACGCTCTAGGCCTTGACAATGCCATGCAGCTAATGATAGCATATACTTATGACTGAGACAAAAAGAAACCAAAAAGACCAACTTGCCAAACTAATGGCAACAGAGAACATTACTATTGTTCATAAACCAATACCAACTGCATACTTTGATGTAAAGAATAGGATACTTGCTTGTCCTACTTTCAAAGATGATATCAGTAACGAACTTTATGACCTGTTCATGGGTCACGAAGTTGGACATGCATTGAATACACCTTACGAGGGACTTCACAATGCATTGTCTAAAAACAAAACACTCAAAGGATATCTCAACGTTGTTGAAGATGTTAGAATTGAGAAAGCAATCAAGAACAAATTCCAAGGATTAAGAAAATCTTTCTACACTGCATACAATGAGTTGATGGAAAAGGATTTCTTCGGTCTTAACGGAAGAGACTTGAACACACTTTCATGCATTGACAAAATCAACTTGATTACTAAGTGTGGTTCTAGGGTTCAAATTGAGTTGACCGACCAAGAGTATAAGTTCTTGAACATGGCAGAGGCTTGTACTTCTTGGGAAGACGTTGAAGTTTGTGCTGAAGCAATCTACAACTGGTCAAAAGAAAACGAAGTTAGAGATGAGAATGATGAATCAATCGTTCCTAAAATGTTCGACCTTGATGATGAAGATATAGAAGATGAAGACCAAGGTGATTGGGATGAGTCAGATGATGGTGACGAATGGAATGATGATACTTCAGATTCAGAAGCTGATGATGAAGAAGAGACAGAAGATTCACTTCCCGAAGCACCCGAACTTGGAGACGGTGACCAAGACTTAGACGGTGAAGAGGATGATATAGAAGAGTCAGAGTCAGAGAAGAAAACTACTGGTGCTTCTAAAGAAGGTGGTGTTGCAAGTAAAAATGATTACGATGGTGAGGGTGGTGCTAGAGAATCACTCACTGAACACCATGCACATAACAATGAAGAAATGTTCATCGATGATAAAAACGTTTGGAGAGAGCAAATCAACCTAAGAGATACTTTCAAAAACAATGATATGAATATCGTGGTTGGTCATGACAAAGTTCTTGCAGACTGGAAAGCATTCTTCAATGAATACTCCACAGAAAGACCATCTGAGTCTGAGAAAAACATTCCTAAGATTCAGTACACTGCAAAGAAACTTATTGACAAGAACAAAAAACTTGTTGCTCACATGGCAAAAGAGTTTGAAATGAAGCAGACTGCACAGAGAAGTGTTAAAGCTTTCAGTGGTAAAACTGGTAAGTTAGATATGAACAAACTTGCAAAATACCAAATCGTTGATGATGTTTTCAAAAGAGTTACTTACTTGCCTGATGGACAGAATCATGGTCTAAATGTTTTACTTGATTGGAGTGGTTCAATTGGAAACAGTTGTGCTGAGTTACTAGAACAAGCAATCATTCTTTCAGAGTTCTGCAGAAAAGCAAACATCCCTCACAGAGTTTATCTCTTCACAGATGCTTACAATAGAGAAGAGTGGACAGGAATGGGTGACGAAGGTTTCCTAGTTGAATTGTTCTCTAACGAAATGAACAACAAGAAGTATAGAGAAATGATGAACAACGTTGCTTCATTATGGATGTGTCACTTCCTAGGTAAGTTGGGTTGGAGAAGTACAAATAAAACTGAAGAGTTGCACAATGCATTTTACGATGGTGAGTTTGCAATAGACTGTGAAACAAATCCATACTTTTGGTTCGACACAGATATCAGACCAATGGCTTACAGACTTGGTGGTACACCACTTGACCATTGCTTGGTTGCAATGAGAAAATTGTTACCCGAGTTCAACAGTGCTTACGGAATTGAGAAAAGTATCTTGACTGTAATCACCGATGGATTCTCACACGGAAGTCCATTACTAAATGTTTCATCAGATGCAAAGAATGAATGGGCCAAAGAGCAAGGGATTGACTCTTGGGGTGTGCAAACTATTGAAGAAATAATTGACCCATACTCAAACAAAGTTTTCCCTTACGGTGACAAAAAAAGAAGTAGATACTATAATCAATCTGCTTTCCAAAAGACTCAGAACTTATTGTCTTGGATTTCTAAAACTTGCAACGTCACTATCACTGGTTACTTTGTTCTAGACAAGAAGAGAGACATGGGTGAAGTCCTAGGTTACACTTCTTTAAAAGATACATGGTGGGACAATGACAGACAACTTTGGAGTGAGATTAGAAAGAATGGTTTGGTTGTTGATTGTCACGGCTACAACAAAATGTTTTTGACTGCAACTTCTTCACTTGGTGTTGATGGTTCAGACGAATTAGATAACGACTTGGTTGACGCCAAGAAGTCAAAAGTGATGGCTGCTTTCAAGAGAAATCAGAAAGCAAAAACAACTTCAAGATTTTTAACAAATGAATTTATAAAGGAGATTTCATAATGAATAGAGAACCACTTAGAGTAGACGATGCATATTACATTAATCACAATACAGACTATTCAAAGTTTGCTGATGCAGTGATGGATGTTGGGCCTGCCCCATGCACCTTCCATGAGTGTCCAAAGATTAATGAGTGCAAGACTGAAGAGAAGGAGTGTTTTGCATTCAGAATTTGGGTCAATAAAGGTGAGAAGTATCTTACTGAGAAGAATAAGAAGGGTATTATTAAATGTGTGGAGAAGATGGGAACTAGATTCGAGTCGCTGAAATAGCCTTGACAGTGCCATCGGCTTTTTGATATACTATAAAAGATGAGAAAAGAATTGAAAAACGGAGAGACTATGATAAATTCAATTGACGTAAACGGTAAGAAATTTTCTTACACACCCGATAGGGTGGAGTTCTTGGGAGAACTGGTCAACAAATTCCCTAACCAAGAATCCTTTGGAAGGAAAGAAATCAAAGATGCCTTTGATGGATATTTCCCTTCATGGATAAAATCCTCGAAGTATAACTTCAAAGAAGCTCAAGAGACTGGGCCTTTGTTATACAATCTTCAAGCTGTAATCGGTGGTTACAACGGTGGATATTCAGAGAGTGCAACTAGTGTTGTTGCTCCAGCACCAGTGGTGTCAATTGCTTCCCCAAGTAATATGCCAGTGGCTGCACAAACAGAGTCAGTTAATCTACTCGATGATGGAATTAAAATCATTCCCGAGAAGATGTCTAACTATGTTCCTTTTGGACATTTCAAAGATGTCAAAAATATTATTAAATCCAAAATCTTCTTTCCAGTATTCGTTACTGGTCTGAGTGGTAATGGTAAAACTCTTATGATTGAACAAACTTGTGCTCAATTGAAGAGAGAACTTTACAGAGTCAACATCACCATCGAAACCGATGAAGATGATTTGATGGGTGGTCACACTCTTGTTAATGGTAACGTTGTCTTCAGAGAAGGCCCAGTTATCAAAGCAATGAGAAAAGGTGCTGTCCTTCTTCTTGATGAAGTTGACTTGGGTTCAAACAAGTTGATGTGTCTACAATCAGTTCTTGAAGGTAAAGGATACCTAATCAAGAAAACTGGTGAGTGGGTTTCACCTAAAGAAGGTTTCACAATCCTTGCAACTGCAAACACGAAAGGTCAAGGGTCAGACGATGGTAAATTCATCGGGACTCAAATCATGAATGAAGCAATGTTGGAAAGATTTGCAATCACGATGCAACAAGAATATCCACCAGTGAAAACTGAGAAGTCAATCCTTGCAAAAGAAATGGAATTGACTGGTGCCGTTGATGAAGACTTCGTTGAGAAGCTTGTCGACTGGGCTGACATAATCAGAAAGACATACTACGAAGGTGGTATCGATGATGTTGTCACGACTAGAAGGTTGGTTCACATTGTCAATGCATTCAGAATGTTCAATGACAAGTTGAAGTCAATCACAATGTGTATCTCAAGGTTCGATGAAGAAACTAGAAATAGTATCCTCGACCTCTACTCCAAGATTGATGCTGGGGTAGACTTGAATGCTGAGGAAACTACAGAAGGTGACAGCAATGATGATTAATTGGAAATGTAATAGTGTGCTAGAGGCAGATTGCCTCTATCACTGCTATCTTGTAGTAGTTCAGAAGAGGGGTAGGAACAAATACATGGGAAGTAAAATTGGTTACCCCGATGGAACTTATCAAGGAACGGTGGTGACTCACAGTTCAGCTTATAAGAAAGATTTGGCTACATATGATTCAGAGTATCAAGTTTTATTTACTGGAACTGAAGCAGAGTGTAGGAAGTTTGAACAAGATTATCTACATGATAACGATGCAAAACTAAGTAAAGAATACTACAATGAATCTAACTCGGGTGCATTCAAAGCAGAATCAAAATTCTTTATTCAATGTCTAGAAGCACTTGAAAGTAAATTTTATGAAACTGGTGATTACGCTTTAAAAGAAATACTTGGGTGGGATACATATCAAGTTAGAGAAGAAGATGGAGTTGACCCTTCACATGTCAAAAAAATATATGACAAATTAATGGACGACCCTTCCTTTTGGACTGGAGAACTATCTGAGAAACACTTGATTGTTCTAGAGAACTTTAAAGGAAAGGGTAAACACACAAGACTTAGTAAAAACCATACATGTGCAGCTGGTAAGAAATATTTTGGTGAAGACTCTGATATAACTTTACCAGTTATTTTTATACCCGAATCAATGTGGTCAAAACTTATTG